TGCGGAAAGATAAAACATTGTCAGAGCATGGATTTGGGCTTTGCACAATGACGCTTGCGACATTTTATTCATTAGATCGTGAGCATGATTGCCAGCATTACATTCGTGCGGAAAAGACAAAAATAGAAAAAAGGGTTGAATGGTATGAAAATCGCAAGGGTCGATGATAATCAAAAGCAGATTACAAAATTTCTGCGCGAAAAGGGTGTCACAGTATCGGTTACAAGCGCAACCGGGCGCGGGTTTCCTGATTTGGTCTGCGGCTACAAAGGCAAAAATATATTGCTTGAAATTAAAGATGGCAGCAAACCTTTGTCAGCACAGGCACTTACACCAGAACAAAGATTGTGGCATTATGAATGGAAAGGGCAGGTTGCCGTTATAAATTCGCCTGAAGGCGCATGGGCTGAAATCGTTAATCAAACAAAGGATTAAATCATGGTTACATATTCAATCAACGGCAACAATAATGATGAAGAAGTCGAAACTTTGACCGAATTAGTCATGGATTTGCTGCATTCGGGCATTATCACGCACATCATGCATTGGCAAACCGAATCGTATGCGGCGCATATTGCATTGGGCGAGTTTTATAGCGAAATACCCGATCTGGTGGATGCGGTGGTCGAAGCATATCAAGGCAAAAATAATATTATTCTGCGGAAATTTCCCGTTGAAATGGAATCATACGAAGATATGCAACCGCTTGCATACATGGAAAATTTGAGCCAAGAACTCACAGAAGGTCGCGCATTGTTTGGCGAAGATTCAGAAATACAGAATTTGGTTGATGCGATTGCTGATCTGATCGACACAACTATTTATAAACTCAGACGTTTTAAATAAGGAATTATCATGAGCAAAGAACTTGACGCTGCAATTGAGCATCTGACCACTACTTACCAATCGCTGGCACAGGCCGCAACTGGTTATCTTGAAACACTGGATGCTAAAGAGATTAACACTCGGCTGGCAAAGGCCAAACCTGACACCGCTGAATATGTTGCGCTCCAGCATTTGTCTGCATTGATGAAAACACCGATTGTGGAATCGGCACCAGCGGCAGAACAACCAGCAGAATAATCATGCAGGTTACCCAATGGTTTAGTGGATGGCAATTGCCTGTGCATGAAGGTATATATCAACGCTTATATCCCATCTACCGCACGAACGTGATTGAGTATTGTTATTGGGATGGTAAGCAATGGTATGCAGACAGATACCCTGATGCCGAATGCAAATCATCCTATCAATCATTGCAATGGCGCGGGGTGGCACGATAATGCCCACCGCACCGCTGAACAAGGAATGCAAGCAGTATCAATGCCGCAATCCTAAGACCAGTCGATCCGCATATTGCATTGAGCATGGCGGCGGTATGACTGAGATAGGAAAGGCCAACAGTCGCTTATACAACCAACAGGCATGGGACAAGATTAGGGCGCGGCAACTAAGCAAACAACCGCTATGCGCCCGATGCCAGCATGAGGGAAAGATAACGGCGGCAACAACGGTTGACCATGTATTCCCGCACAGGCGTGACGCAGCAAAGTTTAGGATCAACCTGTTTCAATCGCTATGCACTGGATGTCATACGCTAAAAGGACAAGATGAGCGCAAAGGGATATACAACCATTACACAGCACATGGCGTGACGCGCTACAGTGATGATGATTACATCAGGTTATCGGGGATGATGTATTGATAGCTTATAGCGTGAAACTATTGGCAATGGTTAGCAATGTGGCAAGCATCGCGATCAAAAATAATTTTGTGGATAAGTCTGTGGATAACTCGGCGTTTTGCTCAAAAAAGGTTCAAAATGTTGTGAATAACTTAAAAAATTTGTGGATAACAGCGAGCAGGCGCGGGCCCAATTTTACGCATATTGAGCCAAAACATGGGGGGGTTAAATTTTCCAATGAAAGAAAACAAAATGAAAATACAAGAAATTGAAATTGAGAAATTAATTCCTTACGCAAGGAATTCCAGAACTCACAGCGATGAGCAAATCGCGCAAATTGCCGCAAGCATAAAAGAATTTGGTTGGACAAATCCAATTTTGGTTGATGGCGAAGCTGGAATTATTGCTGGGCATGGGCGGTTGGCAGCGGCTAGAAAACTTGGCTTGAAAAAAATTCCTGTAATTGAACTTTCTCATTTGTCTCCAACGCAGAAAAAAGCATTAATTATTGCCGACAATAAACTTGCTTTAAATGCAAGTTGGGATAACGATATGCTTGCTTTAGAAGTTGAAGATTTAAAATTAGAAGGTTTTAATTTGGAATTGTTGGGTTTTGACAAAAACGAAATAGATAAATTATTTGAAAATGAAATTGATGATGAAGTAAAAGAAATATCCGATGATGGAAATAGAAATTTATTGTTAATTGAAACCATTACAGAAACAGAATTACAAAAATTATTTGATGAAATGAAAGAAAGAGGCTTCGAATGCAAAATTATGAATTGATTTTACAATCGCCCGTAGCCACTTCTTTTAGATGCACAAAAGCTGCTAATTCATTAGATATAGATCAAACAAAAAAATCAATTCATCATTTTAAAGTTTCGGCTGACATTGAATCTGCTTTTAATATTGGGTTAATTGTTGGTGCATCTGGAAGCGGCAAAACAACTTTTGCAAAAAAAATATTTGGCGAAGATCGTTTTAAAGAAATATTGGATCCAAATCAGCCTGTTATAGATCAATTTCCAGAACATTTTGAATATGAACAATGTGCTGCAATGTTGGCTGGCGTTGGGTTAACTGCGGTCGCTTGTTGGATAAGACCTGCTTACACTTTATCAAATGGTCAAAAAGCAAGAGCAGAATGCGCTTTGCAAATGGCAAGAAATTCAGAAGATATTATTGTTATTGATGAATGGACTTCTGTTGTCGATAGAACAGTTGCCAAAGTAATGAGTCATTGCATTGCCAAACACGCTCGAAAAACAAATAAAAAAATTGTTCTTCTTTCTTGTCATTATGATGTTGCTGATTGGCTAAATGCTGATTGGGTAATTGATTGTAATAAACAAGAATATATTAATCGGAGGTCGCTTTGTCAAAATTTCAAACGACCAGAGCAATTGCAATTCGACATTAAAGAAGTCGATCACAAATCATGGAAATATTTTAGCAAATATCATTATTTAAGCGACAGATTGCCGGGCGGCCATATAAAAACTTTTGGCTTATTTCATGAAGGCAATCAAATTGGGTTTCAATGTTTTGCAAATTATGTGCCGCATCGTGGCGGCAAAATGAAAATGCACAGCAATAGAACCGTAATTCATCCTGATTATGCTGGACTTGGAATGGGGATTAAATTAATTACCGAAACGTCAAAATACATGACTTCCATTGGATACGAATGTTGGGCAAAATTTTCATCAACGCCAGTTTATCTTGCCATGAAACGTGACCCATTATGGAAATTAATTAACATAGAAAGAAAAACAAAAAATATTATTGGTGGAAATATGAAAAGAAAAGAAGGTTTTAGAGTTGACGTTAAAACTTATTCATTTAAATTTGCAGATTAAAAATGGCAGCTCACAATAAATTACCACCCGAAATTCATGCTATGCATGGCAGTAAAGGCATGAATGTTGGAGTAATGTTGCCTGAAAAATTAAAAATCAGAATTCCTTTTGCTGAATGGGCAAGTCAACCTGAATTATTTAGCAAACAAAGATTTGTAGATGAAACGGCTCAATATCTTTTTGATGTTTATGGTATTGGGACTGAACAAGATCGGCACACGTTGATGATGTTGGCAGATCAAATGCAAACATACATTGACGCAAGGGCGCAGCAAGATAAACATCCATTGGTCGTCAAAATAAACAACGGCAAAACACTTGCGCCTAATCCTTATATTGCATTGGCAAATAAGGCAATGGAAAATTGCATTAAACTAATGAATGAACTTGGCCTTACGCCTAAATCGCGATTGGCGGCTAACAAGCTGGAAGATGCGTCACCCCTTGCTGACTTCTTGAAGGGCTGGCAACCGCAATGAAATGGCAAGATGGTGTGGTATATGCCAATCAAGTAGTGAAGGGCGAGATACTTGTTTGCCGGAATGTTTTGCTTGCCTGTCAAAGATTCCTCAATCAACTCGAAAATCGCGAATGGGAATGGGAATTTCATCCTGAAGCGGTCGAACATTTCCTAAAATTTGCGTCAATCATGCGCCATGCCAAAGGCGTATTTGCCGGTCAACCTGTAATCCTCGAACCATTCCAGATACTTTTGATCTGCGGCATTTACGGCTTTTGGTCTAAGAAGGACAAAGGCAAGCGCATGGTCAATGATGTGATCGTGTTCATTCCTCGCAAAGCAGGTAAGTCAACGCTGATTGCTGTGATCGGATTATATGAATTATTGTTTGGCGAAAAAGGTTCTGAAGTTTATACGCTGGCAACCAGCAGAGATCAGGCAAGCATTGTATTTACATCGGCAAAAGGGTTGATTGAATCCATGCCGCAAGAAGTGCAAAATTTATACAATGTGCAAAAAAAGCACATTACTAAAATTGGTGATTCGCAATCAATGTTTACAGCATTGTCGCGAGATACCAAAAAAACCGGCGATGGCATGAATCCATCATGTGCCATCATTGATGAAGCGGCGCAGATTATCGACAGGAATTCCATTGAGGTTCTACATTCCGGTATGGTGGCGCGTAAAAATCCGCTGCGGATATATATCACTACGGCAAGTTTCACGAAGGATACGAAATTTCATGAAGATTTGCTCATGATGCAAACCATGCTATCGGGCGAAGCGACAGATAATCCTCGATGGTTTGGGCTGCTTTATGGGCTGGATACGCAAGATGATTGGAAAGACCCGGCGGTATGGGCAAAAGCAAACCCGATGCATGGCATTACGGTTTTTGAGGAAGCAATCCAACAACGGGCAGATGAGGCAAAACACAAACCCGCAACGCTAAATGAGTTTCTTTGTAAAACGCTTAATGTGTTTGTGAGTGCTAACTCCGCTTGGCTGGATCGTACACATTGGGATTTATGTGCTGCGCCAAAAGATGAGCGTGAACCGGAAGCGGTGTTCATTGGTTTTGACTTGGCGGCAACACGCGATTTGAATGCGGTGTGTACGCTCAAACGATATTCGGAAGATGATTTTTTTGCAGAGTGGAAATTCTTTCTTCCCGAAGAAGGATTGAATTTTGTGCCGCAACATTATCAGGACATATTCCGCAACGCGATTGATTCAGGCATATTGCATTTGACTGAAGGCAACGTCATGGATGATCGGGAAATATCCGATTATATTCGTGAGCAATCCGCAAAATATGATCCGAAAGAGATTGGATACGATGCTTACAATGCCGCAAGTTTAATTGCGCGGCTGCACGATCAGGCTATGCCAGTTAAAAAGGTTGGGCAAGGAATGGCGGTACTAAGCAACCCATCAAAGCATTTGGAAAAATTAATATTAGGCAAGAATATAAAACATGATGGCAATCCGTTTCTTGGTTGGCAGCTAGGTAATTGCGAAGTGTACGAAGATGTCAACGGAAACATAAAAATTCGTAAGAATGAAGCAGACAAATCCGCAAAGGTTGATGGTATTATCGCCTTAATTATTGCCATGCACTGTTCGCTGGATCATCCGGTAGATCATGGCGGTTATGGGTTCAGAACTTTCTAAGGTGCAATCATGGGCGTATTAGATATTTTTAAAAGAAAAGATAAAGCACAAAAAGAATCTAATACCTTATTTGGGCAAACAACACTTGGCAACAACGTATTGCGAAATGTCGGATCATCATCTGCATTTCAGCAAATGCTTTACGTCACCACCAGTTCTGCAACGCAAGCAGGGCGAACGGTGGATATGTCGGTGCTGTCGCGCAATTCGACTGTCATGTCATGCCTTGCGGTTAAAGCTAGAGCATTATCCCAATTGCCTGTAAAGATTGTTGCGTACAACGCAAACGATCAATTGGTGGATGCTTGCCATGATCCATCCATTGGTGCGCGTGACAAAATTAAAGCGCGACAAGTTTGGAATCTGCTTGCCAATCCCAATAACTTTCAATCGCAATATGAGTTCTGGTATCAGTTCTCAATGTGGCTTGATATGGCTGGCGAATGCTACACAGTATTTTGGCGCAAGGATCAGAACAAACCAGATCAAACGCCACTGGAAATGTACATTCTGGATGCAACGCTTATAACAACGCAGCTAACCGAAACCCGCTATCCGATGTACCGGCTGGCAACGCCAAGCTACGGATTCTCAAAGGATATGCCGCTGGATTATTGGCAGGTCATGCATTTGATGGAAATGGGCTGGCAAGGTTCAGGCGGTTGGAATAAAGGTACGCTGCTCGCTGAATTGGTTGGATTGGATCAGGATATTGATCTTTACGCAAACTACGTTATGCAGAATGGCGCAAAACCATCCGGGTTGTTTGTCACCGATCAAGTAATCCCTGATTCTAAATACAAAGAAATTGCTGCCCGTCTTAAAGAAGGCTGGTCGCAGCTAACAGGATCACGCCCGACTGATCCATCCAAACCCGGTCAAGGTATGCTGCTAGACAATGGCATGAAGTATATGCCTGTTGATATGCTTTCAATTCAAGATGCTGATCTTGCTGCGCTGAAAGAACAGACCATGAAACGAATCTGCGGTGTGTTTGGCGTACCGCCACAGATGATTAGTGTTGGCGAATCAAAATTCAATAACACGCAAACAATGCTAGATGAATTCTACAAAAGCACAATATCGCCATTGATTACCAATGTCGAGCAAAAGCTGAAAATGAGTTTATTGCAAGGTTATCCAAATTTGTTTGTACAATTTCAAACAGAAAATTTCCTAAAAGGTGCGCCACTTGACCAGATGAATTATTCTGTCGCTGGTGTCAACGCAGGAATTTTGACACCAAATGAGGCAAGAAAATATTTGGGTCTTTCAGAAATTGATGATACGATTGCCAAAACGCTAGTGAATAAAGGCGGCAAACAAGAACCGATTGCAGGTTCATCACCACAAGATACAGGCGGCGGCGGCAACACAAGTTCGGTCGGAAAGACAGGACAAAATGGAAAGGCCTAGCCTAAATCGCAAGCGACAAAAGCAACAGCAAGTCGCAGATAAAATAAAACAAGATGCCGATAAGCGCAAAGTTAAACCATTGCAAACCAATGGGATGCAACAGAAAAAGGTGAATTTCCATGACTAAAAACGTGACGTTTTTTTTCGAGTCTAAGGTTGCATTGGGTCGTTCTGCCGATGAATCTGCCGATGAAATGTGCGGCAAGATTGAAGCGATGCTTACCACCTGGGGTGCGCGTGAAGGCGCAGACGGTCGCAGATTCAATTATCAGGCTGCGCCATTTCAAGCATGGGCAAAAGAATTTGCTGCTGCTGGCAGACCACTTCCGATGTATTTCCAACATAACGATCAATCAATGCCTGTCGGTCAATGGGATGAATTCGAATTCACCGATGAAGGCATGATCGGTCGCGGCATGATTTATACCAACACCACAACCGGGCGTGATCTATATACGATCATGAAAGAATCGCCCATGATGGTTGGCGGCGTTTCTGTTGGTGCGTATGCAGATGAATATTGCATGGTTGACGCTGAAGGCAATCAGGTTGATTCAATGGATGAGGATGGTTATTTTAGCATCACCAAAGGTGGATTGGCTGAAGTGTCAATCGTGATGCAACCAAATAATCCAATGGCAAATATCAGCAAGCTGGAATTCTTCCGCGAAGATGGCTCTGCTGATTTGAAAATATTTGAAAAAGCACTGCGTGAAGTGGGCTTTTCAAAAAAGGATGCGACAAAGGCCGCATCCGTATTTGGCAAGGCAATGGGCAAGCGAGATGCGAAACCCGATACTGCCGAACCGAACTCCGATAAGCGCGAGGCAACATCGGGTGCGGCTGATGAAATTCTTGCAGCACTTGAGCAACGCGAATTGCTAAAGGCTCTGGAATCCCGTTTGAAATAACTAAGGACTATCATGGATAAAATCATTGAAAAACTCGATTCCATTGAATCGAATCTGAAAGAAAAAGCGGAAGCAATGGTCGCTGAAAAAGTGGCTGAGGTTTCCACCGCTGTTGAAACTGCCAAAGCAGAATTTGCCGAAAAGGTTTCTGCGCTGGAAGCAAAGGTCGCACAAATTCGTGCGCCCGAAATCGTGCGTCCAAATAAAGGCATTCAGGTTGACGTTAATCGCCGTGTTAAAGAAGCACTGTCACAGTTTTACAAATCCAATTCCCGTCTGGAAAAGGAAGTCAAACTGTTTGAAGATGCTGGCGAATATGATGCATACATGAAGGAAGCATCATCGCTGACTGGCGGCGGCAACAATCAGGGTGGCCGCACTGCTTATGATCCAGTATTTGCACCGCTGCGTCTTGCAAACCCAATGCGTCAAATCTCGCGTCAAGTTGCAACCGATGGTTCTTCGTATCAGTTCCGAGCAAAAGTCGGTAATGCTGGTGCAGCATGGGGTTATACCATTCAGAACAATGGTGCAGCTACTACTGAAAACACCAACATTTGGCAATTGGTTCTGCAAGATTTGAACGTACAGTTCCCGATCCGTACTGCTGCTCTGGATGACATCGATGGTCTGGAAGCAAATGTCGTTTCCGATATGCTGCTGGAATTCTCGCAGTCTGAAGCACTTTCAATGGTTCAGAACAATGACCAAACAGCCGGTACTTATGGCGGCACAGATGGTCTGCGCGGTCTGGATCAATATGCTGGTGCTGCTGCGACTTATGCTGGCGGTTCTGTTACTACTGCCGCTTTTGGCACTAGCGGTACTGGTAGCACTTCCGGTCTGCATTCGCTTGCTACTTATGACCAACTTACAACCAACGGCAATACGGTCGGTGCGGGTAATATCACATACAAGGATGTGGTGAATTTCATTTATTCGCTGCCACAGGAATATTGGACACCAGATGCCAAGTTTATGATTAATCCGGTTCTGCTCCAGCAGATTCGCGGTCTGGTTGATGACCAGAAACGCCCGATTTACATTGATGGCCTGTCGCGTGAAGATGGTATTGTCGGCACACTGCTTGGCTTTGATGTGATCGTCAACAAGTATCTGGACACACCATCGCAATTGACCACTGGTTCGGCTGGCACTAATAGCTTGTATCCAATGTATTTCGCAGATTGGACTCGCTTCCATACCATCGTGGATCGTTTGTCGATGGTTCTGCGCCGTTACGATCAGACTCTCCCCGGCTTCATCACTTTCTTTGGTGAAAAACGTCTTGCAACTTCGGTTGTCAATCCGTTTGCTGGTGTGCGTTATCGCTCTACCGGCACATCAACCTAATGATGCGGCTTCCCCGGTGGCTTTGGCTGCCGGGGTTTTTTGCTAAATTTGGGAATGGAAAAAATGAAAGCCACTGAAAAAATCCTCTCCGGTATTAAACAGACGCTAGAAACTGGCGATAAGATCACCATTGATTTGCGCGAGGCATCTGCTCTCACCGGCAGCGGTTCTGGTGTTGGTGGTCAAACTTTCTTCGATGATGTATTTGCAGCGTTTCGATATGCCAACCCGTTTCGTTTGGGTGCGCGACAAATCAAAACGGCAAATATGTCTGACGTTCAATTTGTCGCAAAGACAGGTAATGCTGCTAATTCTACAAACCCTTGGGGTTATACTTTTACTCCTAATAGCGGTTCGCCAAATATAGACACAAGCATTTGGCAATTGCCAACGCGAGTGATTACCGCACAGATGCCAATCCGCACAGCGGTATTGTCAGATGTTAATGGCCTGAATAACGAACTCATTGAAGACTTGATGATGGAATTCGCGCAGCTAGAGGGCGCGTCAATGGGTTTAAATAACGATCAAGCAGGAAGCACCACAACCAGCACAGGCGCGACTTATGGTTTGCGCGGTCTGAATAGTTATCCCGGCGCGGCTGGTGCAACATCCGCATTTGGTTCTAGTGGCACAGCAATTACCAACGGTTTGCATACTATTGCCACTGTTGGTTCAACAATTGCCGCATTAGATAGAGAAACATTGTCGGCAATGGCGGCGGCATTGCCATCACAATATTGGGCATTGCCCGGCACTGCGTGGATGATGCATCCATCAATTATTACTCTGCTGCGTGATTATGTTCATGGCAATTCTTACGGTTTTGCAGAAGTAGGCGGCTCTGATTCTGGTGCGCTGGTTCATGTATTTGGATTCCCGGTCATTCCAAACCCATACCTAGATGCATGGACTGCTACAGGTGATATATCAATTTATCTTGCAAATTGGCCTAAATTTTTGACAATTGCTGATGTTGAAGAAATGACAGTGCAAGCTATGGAACAGACTGCGCCCGGTTTTGTGACGATGTATGCTGAAAAACGTATGGTGTCAACGGTTCTTGATCCATTTGCCGGTGTTCGTTTGATTGCGACTTAATCATGCCAGTTCAAGAGACAGGACTAGGATTTGTTCAACTTGCGCCAACGCGCAACCCGTTTAATTATGATTGGTTTGAACAAACCAATCGTAATGTATCAACGGGATGGTTAACACTTTCCGAAATTCGGGAACAGTTAAATTTGTATTCTGATACAAGTCAAGATACCTATTTAACTTCGCTTGAACTAGCAATCCGCATGGCAATTGAGGATTATCTAGGTGCGCCAATTGTGTCGGTGCAATACAAATCTTATTATGGTGTTTCGGCTTTGTACGGTTCGCCATTGTCGTTAGATTTGCCTGAAACATCACAAGGCGGCGTGACAATTAATAGCGTTCAATATTACAACGATGCAACGCCAACGGTGCTAACAACAGTATCAGCAAGTGCATATTATTACGATCCGACAGGACGCAAAGTTATTTGTACAGATTTGCCTAGCGATATTAATCCGCAAATGACTTCGCCTGTGATTGTGACATATACGCTTGCGGCTTCGCCATTTGCAACCTATCCAGTTATCAAGCAAGCTGGTTTGCTTTGGTTTACGCACTTGTATAACAATCGTTCGGCAGTCGGTTCTACTGTTGGACAAACTGCACAAATTCCGTTAGGCGTAGATACATTATTGCGCCCATATAAACCGCTGGTGATGTAATGGCAATCGCAAGATATGAAGAAGCGCAAGTTTATACTTTGGGGTTTACCACTTCGGCTTATGGCGATACGGTAACAACAAAGACTTTAAAATTTGAAAGCAAAGCAGAAGTTAAAGAAGTAAGAAATGATTTACGCATTACAGACAAATATCGAATTTATGCTGGTGTAATTAATTTAACTTTTAATTTTACACCATATACGCGAGATATGTACGACAACCAGAATTTGTATTCTATTGTTTGGCGTGGACATGATTGGCGAATTGATAGTGCAATTGAATCAAACGATAGAATGAAAGTGACGTTTTTGTGTTATCACAATGATCCATCAACACAGGTTTAAACAATGGCTGGTCAAAACAATGTCAGTGATTATGCACTAGCAATACAAGCGCAACTGACAACGGTTGTTTCGCCGGTTCCTGTGTATGCATCATTTAACAGAAACTTTGCTTCGCAACAGAAATTTGTAACATGGAATTTGCGGAATGTGCATCAACCAGTTTATACAGGCACAACGCAATCGGTCAAAGGAATAGATAGACCAATATTCCAGACCAATATATATGCTGGCACATTGCAAGATGCGTTCAGCATAGCAAATACGATAATACAGGCATTGCATGGATACAGTGGGCAGTTCGGTGGGGTAACTGGATTTTATGTAAGCAAAATTGATGTTGATTTTCTATACAATACGTTTGAAAATGACATTGGCTTACATTCCATTTATCTTGATTGCACAATGGATATTCCGACATAAAATAATTTTTTAACTTTTTGAGGAATTAAAAATGGCACTTCCAGATAAAGTATTGCCGGGATTTTCGGCATCGCTATATTGCCAATCCGGTGCAACGCCAACGGCATTGACCACAACGCAATTGGCTACTTATGCAAACGTGGCTGCAATTGCTGTATCTGGCAATCTTTTGCCGGTTGAGGCAATTCCTGCTTTTGGTCAAGATGATGCGGTAGCAAACTTTTCGGTTGCTGGCGCAAGACAATCAGACAAAATTCCGGTGCAATCTGCGCCAACATCCATGTCAATTACTGCTGCATGGAATCCTTCAGATACTAATTTGCTGCTTATGCGCGGCGATGCTTATAGCGGTGTTATTGATCGCACGTTTGTTATCTCCGCAACGGATGGAACAAACATTGTTAATTATGCTTTTAATGGCCGCGTTTCTCAATTTACGATTGATCCTGCGCCCGGTGCTGAAGCAAAATGCACGTTTACGATCCATCCTCGCGGCGGCCAGTATGGCTGGTCTAATAACCCATAATTAAGGAAATAATCATGGCGGCTCCAAATAAAGTTTTACCCGGTTTTAGCGCATCGCTTTGGATGCAATCGGCTGCAACACCAACACCATTAACCACTGCAAATTTGTCAGTATGGACTGCACAAGTAGCGGCGATTGTAGGCACATCTGCTAATGGCACTGGCGCAAATGGCATTCAGGTTCCCGTTGAGGCGATCCCTGCTTTTGGACAAGATGACGCAGTGGCAAACTTTTCAGTGGCAGGTGCGCGTCAATCGGACAAGATTCCTGTGCAATCTGCTCCGACTTCGCTATCCATTACTGCCGCATGGAATCCATCGGATACCGCATTGCTTCAGATTCGTTCTGATGCATATAGCGGCGTAGTGGATCGTACATTTGTGATTGCTGCTGTAGATGGCGCAAGCACAGTGGCTTATGCGTTTAATGGTCGGGTATCACAATTTACTGTTGATCCTGCTCCCGGCGCAGAGGCCAAATGCACATTTACTGTTCATCCTCGCGGTGGTCAGTACGGCTGGTCAAACACCTAAAATAATTGCCCCTTCGGGGGCTTTTTTACATGAGAATATATGACAACACAAATCAACAACAACAGCGATTTGCTTGGGTATTTGCTTGAGCAATCGCTGGCTGCTCCCAAAAGCTGGTTCGGTTTTCCACAGCAAAAGCTAACAGGCATTTCGCTTGTCCATGCAATTGCCGCCAATCATGCTGACAAAATGACACCACAAGAGATTGTTCAATATGTGAACGATTTGAACAATGAAATATATAACGGCATTATTAAGAAAGGATAAGATATGAAACTGTCAGAAATTCTAAAAATTAATCAACAAGTTTTGCGTACTCGCTCTTTTGTTTTGGGCGGTCAAAATTTTAAAGTGCGCGTTCCATTAGCATCTGAAATGGATGCCATAAATAAACGTATATCAGAAATAGATTTTGCACAAAAAACGGAAGAATTAATTGCGCCATTGCTAGAAAAAAAAGAAACATTGCAAAGCGATTCTATTGTTTATTTGGATGATGATGTCATTGTTGATGGTCGATCCGTAAAAGATTTGGCAAAAATTACTGCTCAAACAGAACGGCGAATTTTGGAAATGGTGAAATTGCTTGTGCCAGAAATTGAAGGCGCAAACATGGATGAATTAACTTATGAAGAAATTAACAGCGAGTTTCCTTTTCCTGTGCAATTGGAATTGATGAAAAAAATCGCTGAAGTAATTTCGCCTAGTTATGAGGAAACGAAAAAAAACTAATAGGCTCATTGCGTTTGCAAGCTAGAGCATTTGTGTTAGCACATGGCGGCGATCCAGATGCAATGAGCGAGAATGATTTTAATGCGGTAATGATTGGAATCAATGATGGGTTTATCGGTAACAAAATAATTTTAAATACATTGGGATTGCTTACTACTGGTGTTTTTAATTACATTCGCGGTGGCAATTCTAAAGCGTATACATTAAAAGAAATTATTGGTTTGTCTTACGATTACATTTACAGACCATTGACAGATGAACAAAAAGCACAAGAAGCAAATAATCAATTGTTATTGTTCATGCAAATGATGCCCGGCTCTGAAGGAAAATTTAATGTCTGAAGTAAAAACAGAGGGGTTTGATGAATTTGAATCTTTGCTTATTCAAATGGGCGAAGAATTTGGCTACAAAGAAACAACCAGAAATGTATTAACTAAATCTGCAAAAATTGCAATGGAAGCTATTGTCTTGCCAGCAAAATTAATGGCGAGGGCAAATACCGGAAAAATGCGAGAAAGTATTAAGGTTGAATCAAGAATTCCAAATGCGCGTGATAGAAAAAGTGCATATATTTATAGAGATGATGCGGTCATAGGGATTGTTTCTGTTCGGCAAAGCGCGGTTTCTTTGGGCGAAGAATTTGGAACAGCAAAAAAAGCAGGACATCCATTTTTGCGTCCAGCTTTAGAAAACAATCAAGATGTTGTTTTGCGGCGGCTTGAATCAGCATTAGCATATACATTAAATGCTTATAAATCACGAAAGATGAAGGGCAAATAACATGAGTATCATTGCGCGGCTTGGCGTTATTTTGGGCATCAATACTGCCGAATTTAATAAAGGCTTGGATGATGCTATTCAAAAAACGCGAGATTTTGAAAAAAATCAAAAGCAAGCATTAAAAAATGCTCAAAAAGCGCAAGACGAATTTATGGCAACGGCGGCAAAAGGTCTTGCTGGCATTGCGGTTGCTGCGTTAGCTGTTGGCAAAGCATTTCAATATGCAGATCAAATTGAAGATACTGCCACCGCTTTTGATGTAACTACTGCCGCTTTGCTTGCTATGAAAAGCGCAATGCAAGGTGCTGGTGGCGAAGCAGACAATATTACTAATGCTTTGCAAAAACTTGCAGATAATCAGCAAGCGGCAAAAGATGGCAGCGATGAAATGCGGGCTGCTTTTACAAAATTGGGAATTAGCGGCAAAGATGTAGAAGATTTAAAACTTGAAGATATGTTCAAGCGAGTGACGCAAGAACTAGCCAAAGTTGAAAACACTACGCAAAGAGCGGCATTGCAACAAGACCTTCTGGGTAAAGCAATGAAAGGAGTTGATGTTCGCACTTTTGTAGATAAATACAAAGAAATGAGCGATCCTGCTTTGCTTTCTGCGATACAAGAAAATGCAAAAGCATGGGATAACATAGAAATCGCATTTAAAAATATTTATTATTTTGCTCAAAAATTAGTTATGCCATTGGCTGCAATAGTTAATTCTATTTCAGATATTGCGGAAACAATGGATCATTTGTCTAAAGGGGGAAGTACAGAATTTGATTGGGGCGCGGCAATGGGCGGGATGCCGGGAGAGGCAATAACTCATGGTTATGGTGCTGTTCCAAGTTCTAAAAAAACAATTGCTCCAAAATCGCAAGAAGGTGGCTATTCAACATTAACCGAAAAAGAAAAATCTGCAAAGAAAAAAGCAGAGGATGATGCAAAGCGCATTAAAGAAGCGCGGGATGCTTTGCAAATAGAAATTGGTTTAATAACCAAAAAAGCAGATATTGCCCGGCAAATGTTTGCCGTAAATGAAAAAGGGATTGTTCTTGGTGAGCAAGCAGTATCGCAAGAAAAAATGTTGCTTACATTGGCAAATGATATTGCTACCATTCGCGCAAATGCAGCAAAAGAAAGATCAAAAGAAAAAGCGCAAATTGATTTAATTAATAAAAAAGAAAAAGCAGAAATTCTTGCAAGGGTTGAGCAATTTGGGCAAGAAAATGGTTTGCGTATGCAAGCAAGGCAACGTGAGCATATGCTTACAATGAAAGCGATAAGAGATGAATCTTATGCTGAAGAATTAATCCGCAATCAAAAAGTAGAGCAAGAATTAAATCTGATTGATTTAGAAAAACAAAGATTTAATTTGGGTAGTGATGCTTATGAATTGAAAAAATTTGATGTTGAGGAAACAAATAAACTCAGAGATATGCATATTGAAATGTCTGAGGCCGTTCGCAAACTAAATGATGAATATGAAAAATCCGCAAAATCCAAAGAAGATGAAATTGAATATGAGGCAAAGTTAGATGCATTGCAGACCAAATCTCAATGGGCAATGTCAAATTTTCTTGCTCTTGGAAAATTAAAAAGAAAAAATTTGGAAGAAGAATTTGAAATACAAAATAAATTATTTGCGATGGATATTGCTCAACAAAAAGGGCGCGATATTGGCAATATTCAATCAGCATTAAATATTGAAAAGCAAAGACTTGAATTGGAAAGTAATCGATATTTGATGTCAAGTAATCAATATAATTTATCTGGTTTGGCATTAGATAATATACAGCGTTTAATTGAAGCAGAAAAAAAATATAATGATGCAATGAAAGAAGCTGAATATGAAATGCAACGTCAAGGAGGCGGTTCTCGTGCGCGTGAACAATACGAACAAAGAATTAAAGCAATTGAAGAAGTGCGAGATATTGAATTAGATGCAATTCAACAAATTAATGATGCGCGTCAACGTAATTTGGAAAAAGAAATAGAGCGACAAAAAAGTTTTGTTGATGGTTGGAATTCTGCTGCCAGACAATTTAGAGAAAATTCTGAAAATGCATTTAAACGTGGAGAGGCTGCATTTTCGTCTGTAATGAGTAATATGGATGCGGCAATTAGCAAATTTGCTGAAACAGGAAAATTTAAATTTGAAGAATTTGCTTTGTCTGTAATTAAAGATTTAATTCGCATGGAAATGCAAGCACAAGCAACCATGTTATTTAGATCAATTGTTGGATTTTTTAGTCCTGCGCCAATAAAAACCATGAATTATGATGCCGGAGTAGGCACATCAATTGGTTTTGCTGCTGCTGGCGGCGGCATTAATTCGCCAACTATTGTTGGAGAAAATGGCCCCGAATTATTTGTGCCAAATACTCCCGGCACCGTTATTCCAAATGGTTCATGGCAACAAGCTGCGGCAAATATGGGCGGCAGTGGCTTTGTAAATAATGGCACATACATAGCCAACATGAGCGCAATTGATACACAATCAGGGCAGCAATTTTTGGCAAAAAATAAAAATACAATTTGGGCTGTATATCAAAGCGCAAATCGTAGTGTTCCAATTTCGAGGTAATAATGTCGCTGCAAACAATTCTTTCGGTGGCTGAATCGGTTGGTATTAACGATCATAAATTTGCGGGACAAATGTTGTCGCGCAATATGCGGCTTACTACGTCTGAAATTTTGACGGTGCAGCCATTTGAATTCACAATTCGCCCGATGAATTATTTGCTTTATTCACAAAATCGGGCGGTATTATCCTCATTGCGTGAAGCTGACAGAATATCAGAGCAATATTTAAATTTTGGAAATACAGGCTGGTTAAATTATATTGCTTATCGTGGCGATATGACTTCGGTGCAAATTGCTGCTTGTAATTTTCAAACATTAACTGCAAACAAAACAATTGTTTTGGGTTCATTGCCAGCAATATCATCAACTGCTTATATTGTTAAAACCGGCGATTTTTTGCAGATTGATAGATATGCATATATTGCAACGGCTGATGTGCAGCGCGGTGTAGGTGCAACAGTAAACATACCCGTACATCGCACAATATTAACAACATTGACAAGCACAATGCCAGCGGTAATTGGACAATATGGAACAACACAAACGCTTGGTGGTAGCACTTATACCGGCATTACTTTTCCGGTTGTCTTGCGAGAATATCCAGCGTATTCATTAATTCCAATGACCAATGATTCTTTTATTTCTTGGAGTGGTGAATTTAGAGCAATGGAATCTGTGCTATGAATAATATTCCACCAGTACAAAATACCAATGTAATTCGATATGCTGATTTTGTTCGCATTACAACAGCATCGGCTGTGTATAGATTTGCCACAACGCCAGTGGCATTAACAATACCTGCGGTTGATGCACAGCCATTTACTGCACTTGGGCAACTTGTACAGGTTGGTCAAGCATCTAGAGATATAAAATCCACTGCTAATGAAACAACAGTGACGCTTGTTGGTATTGATACAACAATGTTGGCTTTAGTTTTAAATAGCGGGATTAAAGGTTCACAAATTGAAATGTGGCATGGATTTTTTGATGCCAATAATCAGTTATTGACTACTGGCGGCACTGGCGGTTTGTATCAATTTTTTAATGGTTATATAAATTCATTTAGTATTGGTGAACAATGGTCGGAAGATGTGCGCGGGTATTTTGGAACGGTAACAATTAATGCTTCAAGCATACAATTGGTTTTGCAAAATCGCGTATCTGGTAGATATACAAATGATGCATCATGGCAGTTTTATAATCCCGGCGATACATCAATGAATCGAGTCGCATTTATTCAAACAATTAATTATGCATTTGGTTCCACAGTACTTGGAAATCAAATGGCAAGAGCAATTGCAGCACCATAATAAAATGATTCGCAAAGCAAATAAATTTGATATTGATGGCATTATAAAAATGCTTATTCATTATCGTGAGCATTCAACATTAAAAACATTGCGTTTTGCAAATGATCGTGAATATATTGAGCAAATATTGTCAAATATATTAGCTGGTGCTGGTTTTATATTGGTGTCTGAAAAAGATAGTATTTTAATTGGTATGTTGATTGCCGCAAAATTTCCTAATATATGGAATCCTCAAGTTATGCAATGCACCGAAATAGCATATTGGGTTGAGCCAGAATATAGGGGCGGTACATCGGCATATAGATTAATCACTGCTTATGTATCGGAATGTGAGCAATTAAAAAAATCAAATCAAATTGATTTTTATACAGTATCAAAAATGGTTAATTCTGCTGATCTAAAATATGATCGGTTTGGATTTGAAAAACTCGAAGAAACTTGGGTGCATTAAATGCCGGGATCAATAGTCGCAACATATTTATTTACTAGCGCGGCAGCTAGTACATGGTATTTTGCAGCAACAGCATTTGCGGTCAATATGGTTGCAAGCGCGGTTATTGCAAAAGCATTTGCGCCTGATGTTGCCGACAATAATATCGGCACAATCCCAAATCCCGGAAATAGACAACAAATACCGCCAGCAACAGATAATAAATTGCCTGTTATTTATGGCAGCGCATTTGTTGGCGGCACAATAATTGATTTATCTATTACCCAAGATTTGCAAACCATTTATTATGTTTTGTCATTAGCTGAAGTAACCAATTCTGAAAACGGTAATACTGGTGATGTATATACTTTTGGCGATATATATTGGGGCGGCAAAAAAGTAATATTTAGTTCTGTTGCAGGTCAAGCATATAAAGTTACTGGTTTGCTAGATCAATCAACAGGTTTAACTGATACAAGCGTAAGCGGTTATCTTGAAATTTATTTGTATAGCAATGGATCATATACGCCAACAAATAGCGCAGTTTCCGCAATAACTTTGTTGTCAAATCCAAATTTGACGTATCAATGGAATGCGTCAAAATTGATGAGCAATACTGCTTTTGCAGTGATAAAAATTGTATATTCTCAGGATGCTGGAACAACTGGAATACAGCAAACAAGATTTCAAATTAATAGTCCTCGATCTGCGCCCGGCGATTGTTTTTTAGATTACCTTACATCTGAAAGATATGGCGCGGCAGTACCATTGGCAAATATAGATACCACAAGTTTAAATACATTAAATGCATATTCAAATGGGTTGGTTACTTATACAACATATCAAGGATCGCCATCAACTATTACAAGATTTAGATTTGATGGTGTAATTGATACAGCACAAACCATCATGAGCAATATTCAATTGATGGCAAATTGCTGTGATTGTTTGGTGCGATACAATGAAATAACAGCAAAATGGGGAATTATTACGCAACAGCCGACATATAGTTCGGCAATGACGATTGATAATTCAAATATTGTTGGTGCAATATCTGTTACGCCAATAGATATAGCAAATTCATACAATATTGCTGAAGTTAAATTTGTTGATGGCACACAGCAAGATACATTTGCAACCGCAATATTTGATTTGGCGGTGGTAAATCCATCGCTTATGTACCCAAACGAACCAGTTAATAAACAGCAAATTACATTGCCGCTTGTTAATAATAATGTTCGCGCACAATTGCTTGCCAATAGATTTTTGGAATCTTGCCGCGAAGATTTGCAAGTGCAATGTGTTGTTGGATATGTTGGTTTGCAACTTGAAGCTGGCGATATTGTGGAAATGACCAATGTCAATTATGGTTGGTCAAATAAACCATTTAGAATTCAGAAAGTTACAGAAAATTTTTCTGATAATGGACAAATAACTGCATCGCTTATTTTGGCTGAATTTAATTCTGCTGTTTATGATGATGCAAATGTTACACAATTTACGCCTTCGCCAAATACAGGTTTTTATGATCCTGCTATTTTTGGCACAGTACCAGCACCAACAATTTCAGGCATTGTCACATCTGGATATAAACCCAAATTTGATGTTACGGTAACAACAAGCACATCGGGCATTATTGAATATGCCGAATTGTGGTATTCAACAGTTGCAAATCCGACTGCTTCGCAATTAATTTTATTGCAAACATATACATCAACAAATGGCACATCATATGGATTAAATTATTCTTTACCTGCTTTTGAAATAGATAATTTTGTTGCTGGTACATATTATTTTTTTAGTCGCATGGGCAATTCGCTTAAAACAAGCGTTTTTTCTTCGGCTGCATCAATAGTTTGGTCACCAGTTTATATTGAAGATGTTGCTTCAATTTTTGGTAATGGTATAAATCTTGAATGGACACCAGTATCTAATTGGCGGCTTGCTGGATATAAACTTCGGTATCAATATGGATCAAGCACAGATTGGGGAAGTGCTACGCCATTATTTAATGGTTTGCTGACTGAAACTGCTTATTTGGCTTATGGTTTGCCATCTGCGCTTGTTACGGTAATGGTTAAAGCGGTTGATACGGTTGGCAATGAATCTTTAAATGCAACATATGTTCAATTAAATACAACGGATACATTGCTTGCCAATGTGGTTGAAGTAATTGATTTTAAAGCTGATGGGTGGCCGGGAACAATAACAAATGCCACAATTATTGGCGGCAATCTTGTTGCAAATGTTGATGATTCATTTTATGGCGCAGATGATCAATCATTTTATGGATTAGATAATGATCCATTTTATATATTAGCAAGCGTTGAATCACTGCAATATACAACTGATCCTGTATATATTATTAGTGCATTAGCTGGATCATCTGGTGTTTTAAATTGGACTGCTTTAGGAAACGCAATTACTGTTGAATATCGACTTGTAAACGATAGTCCGTTTTATGGTGCTGATGAAGATTCAAAGTATGGGGCTGATCCAACTGCATCATTTTATGATGTAGATAATCCATTTATTCCAATGCCATCAAGCATTGTAATGAAGAATGATATATATCAATTTAGAATAACAATTGGCACTGGCGATATTGGCGAAGTTACTGATTTTAATTTTGTAATTGATGCGCCTGATTTGGTTGAAGTAATACCAAATCATATTGTCAACGGCGGAGCAATTCCATATACAAAAAATTTCACATCAATTAAAGCGGTTCAGGCAACATTGCAACAAAATGCATTAGGTGTTGTTACATTAAGGGTTGACAAAACTGTACCACTTTCGCCAACATTAACAGGATATAATTCGGCTAATGTTGCGACATCTGGCGCAAAAGCCGATATAACATTGCAAGGATATTAAGATGGCATATTCACCACCACCGGCAAAAACGGAAATTTCTGATACATATCCAAACCCGTCAAATGCGGTTGCAAGGGCTGGATTTGGTACGCTGTGGGATTATGTAACCGGCTTGCTTGGAATGACAGGCAACCCGGCTGCGGCGCAAACAGCATTGCAATTAGTTCCCGGCACAAATGTTCAAGCATATAGTTCAACTTTGCAAAGTTATGCAAATGGCAATACGCTCGGCTTCAAAAACCGCATCATCAACGGCGCGATGGTGATCGACCAGCGTAATGCTGGGGCGAGTGTTACGCCTACCAATCTTCAATACATGCTTGATAGATGGTTTGCTTCAGTTTCCCAAGCGTCAAAATTTACAGTGCAACAGAACGCTGGTTCTGTTACGTCTCCTGTAGGTTTTTCAAATTATTTAGGGGTAACTTCAAGTTCTGCATATTCTGTTGGTGCGGCTGATAATTTTAATATTGGTCAAAAAATTGAAGGTTATAACTTTGCTGACATGGCATGGGGAACTGCAAATGCTTCGGCAGTTACTTTATCTTTTTGGGTTCGTTCTTCACTGACGGGTTCGTTTGGTGCGTCTGTATTTAATAATGCAACAAATCGGTCTTATCCATTTAGTTACACAATTAACTCTGCAAACACTTGGGAATACAAGACAGTAACAATTCCCGGCGATACAACAGGTACATGGGTTGGGGCAACTAACGGTATTGGATTATATATTTACTGGAGTCTTGGTTGTGGATCAAACTACAACGGTACAGCAAATACATGGGCTGGTGCTTTATATCTTCAGCCATCTGGCGCAACTAGCGTAGTCGGAACCAACGGCGCAACCTTCTACATCACCGGAGTCCAACTCGAAAAAGGCAGCACAGCGACATCGTTTGATTACAGGCCGTATGGTACGGAGTTGGCGTTGTGTCAGCGGTATTACTACCAGTTTACGTCTGGTGTTGCTTTTGGGTCTTATTGGTCATCGGCTGATGTTTTTTTAACAGCAAAACTGCCTGTGACAATGAGAACAAACCCAAGCACAACATTGCCATCTGGAACAATGACAAACTACATTGACATTGTTGGGGCTGGAACTACAAATCCGGGTTCATTTGGCGCTTATGGTTATCAATCAACAGAGAACTATAACTTTTATGCTTTAGCTGCCGCTGGCGCTGCCACAGGTAGACCCGGCTCTTATGTTGGTTCTTTCCCAATTCGTCTTTCTGCGGAGTTATAAATGTACAAACTTTTTACACCGATTGATAGAACAGAACCATGCTATGTGGTTCTTGTAAAAACAAATATGTTTATCCCCTTTGATCCAGCGAACACCGACTACCAGCAGTATCTGAAGTGGCTTGAAGAAGGCAACACGCCGGAACCTGCGGACGAGGTGGGCGATGCCTGACTGGTTGACTAACATTGGCGTTGGTATCGCTGCTGCTGGTGCTGGTGCTTACGGTATGTATCAGAAGATCATGGCCGACAGCCGCAGCAACAAAGCTGCTGATGCCACTGACGCTGCATGGCAACAAGTCATCACGACTTTGCGTGAGGAAGTCACCCGCTTATCGGATCGTTTGGCAACTGTTGAACAACAAAACCGCAAATGTGAAGAAATGAATGATGCTTTGCGCGAAGAAATTATTGCTATGAAAAAGCAATTGCATTTATTTTAAGCAAATAAAAACATCATAAGACAAAATAAAAATTTAAATCTTATGGTGCATTATGGAACCAATATCCACAGCAATTATGGTGGCGCAGGGCGTTAAACTTGCGCTCACTGGCGTAAAAGAAACGGCGCATTTAGCCAAAGAAACATTCAAAGAATTAGAGGAAATGGTCGGTGCTGGCGCATCATTGATGGATGCCATGCCATCATTCTCAAAATTTTTTTCTCATTCCAGCAAATATGAAGAAAAGCGCATCGAATTAGTCGAGGCGCAGCAAAAGCAAGATGCAATTGTTGAGGAAACCGGAGTAAAGCCACCAGAATATATTTCCGATGCTGAATATGTCTTGGAAATGATGGCGATTGATCGTGAGCAAAAAATGTTTTATGAAAACATAAAGCAATGGCTCATATACAATTTTTCTGAAGCAGGTTTATGGAATGATTTCAACCGGCGATTAAACAAGCTGCAATCAGATCGGCAAGAAAAAGCGGAAGCAAAACGCAAAGCGGAAATGGAAAAGCGGCTTGCTGAAAAAGTCGCGGCAATGAAAAAGCGCAGAGAAAAAGAACAGTTTTGGGATAACGTGCAAATAATAATTGGCGTGATTTTTGGTGCAATTGGAAGCATTGCATTAGCTTATGCAATCTGGTGGATGTTTCAACAAGGAGGTTATTAATGCTGACAATGCTATCAACATTTCTATCATTTTTGATGGGCGGCTTGCCAAAGATTTTGGATTTTTTCCAAGATAAATCCGATAAAAAGCACGAATTAGAACTTGCAAAATTGCAGACTGAGCGTGAATTGCAAATGCTTGAACGTGGATATAAAGCGCAAGAGCGAATCGAAGAAATTCGGCTGGATGAAATAAAAACAGAATCGGCAGCGACAACGCAGCAAGCATTGATTCAGGCGCAACAGGCTGAGATGGCGGCGATTTATGCCCATGATATTGCCATCGGTCAAGGTGCTAGTCAGTGGATGATTAATCTACGCACAAGCGTTCGCCCGGTCATCACTTACGGTTTCTTTTTCCTGCTGTGCGCTATTGATGCAACGCTTGCATATAAAGGATTTGAGGCTGGCGTAAATTTTACCGATATGGCAAACCAACTTTGGGATGATGAAACGCAAGCATTGTTTGCCGCCATCATAGCGTTTCATTTTGGCGGCAGGGCATTCGGCAAATGATTAGCCAAAAAATGCTTGATGTGCTGAAACATCATGAAGGCGTAAAATATAAACCATACCGCTGCCCGGCATTGCTTTGGACTGTTGGTGTTGGTCATGTATTGTATCCAGAGCAAGGCAAATTGCCGATGGATCAAAGAATGTCGGTTCAATTGCGCCCACAAGACAATAAAATATGGACAAAAGAGGAAGTCGATGCGCTGCTTATTTACGATCTTAAACGGTTTGTCACAGGCGTATCCCGTTATTGTCCTATTGGGCTTAATCAAGGGCGCATGGATGCACTTGTATCCTTTGCTTTCAATCTAGGAAACGGCACATTGCAGCGGTCAACGCTTCGCATGAAACACAATCGCGGCGATTATCAGGGTGCGTCTAAAGAATTCCTAAAATACGTCAAAGCTGGCGGCAAAGTATTAAAAGGTCTGGTAAAGCGGCGCAATGATGAACGTATGTTTTACCTGCAACCTTAAAGAAAATGCTTTGATGATGATTGCCGATGCCTTAATTGACGGCAATATTCTCGATCTGTATTTGATACATCGGGACTAATTTCGATAATGTCACAAGGTATTCGCGGCGGCTTTTGAATCAACAAAGCAATCATGCAAATACTTGCAACAGATACAAATAAATAAAACAGCATAACAATCACCGCTGCTTTCATATTGCCTCGCTATCTAAATCGGCGTTCAGCGCAACCTTTGCAAACCCAACGCCGATTTTTTTTGTTTTCATAAAGTTTCCAAAAACCACCAACAGAATTTTTGGTCATCTGACAATTGCTGCAATACCTTGTACCTGCCGGGCTTTCTGGTGCTGGCTCAAGATTCCTTGATCCACAATCCGTTTGCATCTAAATATCCTTTGCGATTCTTTATCTGGTCATACGCTGCTTGATAACAAGCGACAAGCGGCAAATCTTCAATGGCGGCAATCATGGTAAGCGTCACCATCACATCGCCAATCGCGTCAATGATACCTGCTTTATCATTGGCTGCAATAGCGTCAACCAGTTCTTGTACTTCTTCTTGCGTTTTTTTAACTTGCGCTGCGCTGGTGCTGTTCTGGATGATGCCTCGTTTTTCACCCCAACGGATAACGTCCAATTCAATAATGTTAAATGTATTCATATTTTTTCTTATTGTCTGGTCGCAAATTCCATTTGGCGTTTGGCGGCGATTAAATCCATGCGATCAATTACATCGCGCATTTGTTCAATTTTGCCTTGATCGTACCCAATAAAATAACTTGTAATGAGCAATTGTTTTGTTGCCTCATCAAAACCAGTTTTTTTTACCATTTCAACAAAATCATTTTGTCTCATAATTTACCTTTGTTTTTTTGGTAGTGCGATATTCAAATAAACCAGAATGTTCAGGCCACACAATATCAAACAATCTTGCAAGATACGGGCTATGATGATCGTTAATTTTCCATTCGCTGCCTTTTTCTGCAATGGCTGAATGATGCCGCAATACATGAACAATTGTTCTTGCTGAGTAATGTTTAAATCCTGCGCGTTTTACTTTCATTGTTTCAAGAGCAAAAGCATTCCAAACGTGTTCGTTTTCAGGAAACCAATTTATAAATTCATCTGAAAACTTTTCTTTGTTTTCCATTAATGTATTAATAATATAAAATGCTTTTACATTCATTGTAGTTTTCCTTCCCCGCGGCGATTGGCATTTAATGTGCGCCATGCCTCAATAGTGGCTTCGGCTGCGGCGCGTTTCCATTCAAAATAAACGTCTTGCGTGATTGCTGCTTTGAGCGCATCCAAATGAGCAATATATTCTTCGGCTCGATATGCTTCGCGTTCTTGTGCGGCAACAGGTTTATTCAGATGCATTTGCATCATGTTTGCTTTCATGGTCTTGCGATATTCAACCATGTATAAGCGGTGGGCTTTTGCTTCGGCGGCGTTTTGGGCTTCATGACGCAAAAAGTCTAATGCTTTTTGAACGTCATTATCGGTGACAATTTCTTTCATATTTCCTCACATAGAAAAAGGTGGGCTACTCGCTCCACTGTGCCGATGAACCCTATGTTAATCGGATTGCACAGCATCTGCTTTTGCCCATGATCTTAATTGCAGGTGGTATTACACTGGCTTCCGTAACAGCAGGTAGTGCAATATACACATTGACCATTGTTGCAATAAGTATTGTATGTGCAAGCTGCATAAGACAATGTTGCGGTTGCGGCTAACCAAAGGGCAATAATATATTTCATGATTTATCCTTTCTAAAATGGAATATCGTCATGCGGTATATCAGACTGCGGTGCTGCTTTTTTCGTGCTGCCTGATTCTGATTTGCTGCCTAGCATTTTGAACGATTCAGCAATGATTTCAAATGTTGTTCGTTCAATGCCATTTTTGTCTGTGTATTTCTTGCTGCGGATTTTGCCTTCAACGTATATCTGCGATCCTTTCCGCAAATACTGACAGACAATTTCTGCTGGTTTGCCAAAAAAAGAAACTCGATGCCATTCGGTTTGCTCTTTTTGTTCGCCAGAATGTTTGTCTTTCCATTGCTCGGATGTTGCCACCGATATATTGGCGGCTGCATCACCGCCAGATGTATATCGCAATTCAGGGTCTTGCCCCAAATGCCCGACAATAATTGCTTTGTTTACAGATGCCATTTTATTTCCTCATTTGATTTCAATACGTTTCTTGCGCTCCAATTTACAACCATCCACCACAACCCCTAATTGCAAATCTTTTTTCAATCGCATTTTGTCCAATACAGGATCAGGCAATGGCGGCTGATTGAAATATTCGTTTGGCACTACTGCATCAGGATCGACAACTAATGAATCTGGATTATCGCGCACAGAAATTTTAAAATACGGGCAATCAATTTTTGTGATGCCAGTACGCACCATATTTTCAAGCAGATATTCTTTCATGCGTTCGGTCTTTGCTTCGATGGCTTTACGCCTGTCTGCCATTTGCTTTTCCGCTGCTTTGATTGCGTCTGCGCTGGCTTCCAAATTGCGGATAAACATTGCGACATTAATGGCTTTGACTTCCAGATCACCAGACAAACTTTCGAGCGTATCGACAAACGTCTGATCGTCAAGATCGCGTTCTTGCAGCATTTGCATATCCTGCAAATATTGATCTGCGATTTGATATAAAGCAAGATTCATGTTTTATCCTTTTATAGATCAGGGTCAATCCAAAAGCCAGCACCAAAAATTAATGGGATTGGATCGTAATCGCTGCCTTCCGCATCAATTAATTGTTGTTGGATTGCAAGGCATTTTTCGTGCAATTCCATCGCTTTTGCGTAAATTTCTCTGCCTTCCTCTTGCAAACGATTGTGTTCTTTTTTCAAATCGTTAATTTTTTTTGGTGTCATAATTCTTCCCCGTTATCTTCAGCGGCTTTGTTCAGGCGTTGTAGTGCTTTATCCTTGCAATCTGCTTCGTAGGCGATGGCGGCAAAGGCTTTCAAATGCACCAGTGCCGACTCATGCCACGGTTTACCGCTGTTATCGCCCCAAACTTCTTGCGCCCATTGCAAGACCTGCTCTTGTGTTGGTTTCATAGGTTGCGGCAATCCAGAATATAAAGGCCAACCATTTACAAGCGGTTCATCTGCATATTCAACATCGGATGTTGGCTCATCGGCAAATTGCGCGTCATACATGGCATCCAGACGGGCTTTTTCTCTGCGTTCAAAATCTCGCTCGTTCATGATTGCTCCCCGGTCAATGCGGTTTTTTGCTTTTCGTACACTTTTTGGAATGTACCCATTGCTGCCTGATCGTTGACTGCTTTGGCGGCGGTATATGCTTTGGCAAATACGTCTTTCAATGCGCCCATATTGGCGGCGGCTTCCAAAGCGGCAAGATAGTCGGCAAATACGTTATCAGGCAATGCGCCTTCGGGTTTTGGCGCGACTGTGGGCGTAGATGCGTCTGCATCGTTATCGCCTTCGGTGGGTATCGCAAACGCTTGCATGGCGGCGTATTTATAGGCTGCGCTCATGGCCTTATTGGTGGCCTTGTCGCTCATATCCATTGCTTCGCCAAATGTGCGTACAACATGGCAACTACCATCCTCGGCAGCTACAAAGTCGAATTCGGCTTCGACTGTCACATAAAAAATTGCGCTGCCTTTGGCGGTTTGGCGTTCTTGGCAATCCCTGCGGATCATGCGCGGCAAAATGCATAACCCATGTTCGCCCAACAGCGGCGAGATTGCGTTATATACATCATCAATGCCGCGAAATTTATAAGATGCGCCTTGCTGATTTACCCGATCTTTGGCTATGCCGGATTTGGCAAGGGCGATTTGAACGGCATTAATGGCTTTGTATACGGCTTTGGTCATGATTAGATTCCTCACTAAGATTAATAATTGCTTCAATACCTGCTGCGGTTTTATTGCGGAATTCTGCCCACTTACGTTGAAACACAGGGTCTTCGGTGGGCGGTATCCATCCTGCTGCTTTCCACCGGATCGTTATGTCGGTGGTGGCTGGTGTATAGACATACATATCAGAAATTTTCATGTTCATTATATTGTCTCCAGAAAACTAAGGACAATAAACAATATCACAGAAATTGCCAGCATCACTTTCGGATGCCGGGCTAACCAATCGTCTGTTGCAAAGGGCTTGAATTTCATTTTTTTCCTCACTTAAAAAAGGGCTTCGCCATACTGCTCAATTGTGGGTTTAAGCTGGCGCGGTTTGGGCTGCACTACTAATGCCCAACCGGGCTGCAAAAATCGCTCTGCTTCGCATTTGAAGGCAAACTGCCGAAACAATTTGCCTTCCTCGTCATATACCCAAAAGCGCATGATGCTATTGCTTGGACAATTCGCGCCCGGCATTAATTGCGGCATCTGCTTGACGAGTTGTCATGTTTAAGAAAATGCCGATGGTGTTTGCGCCACTGCCGTTTTTTTCGTGTTCTTCAAATGCCCACAGACAATTATCAATGCCATATTTTGCAATTGCGTTTTTTGTTGCGGTAGATAAATTTTTCATTTTATTTCCTCACTTAGTAATGCCCGGCTTGCGCCGGGCGGGTTAATTATGCTGCCAATAAAATGTTCATTGCGTCAATTTTAAGATTGGAGCCTTGTCTAAACCATGCTGAATCCAATCGAGCATCTGGGCTCCGATTTGGCGCGTGATGATCCACATATTCAGTCACAGCATTGAGCAATTGCCATCCAGTGCCTCTAATGCCTTTGATATCGCTTCCAATTGCGCCACCATCAAACAATTCCAAAATCTTTTTGTATGCGCGATTGGTTTTAATATCTTTTTCGTTCATTTCATAATATTTTGAATTTAATAAATTCGCCATAAAATGATCAAATTTGCCCGAATTTATTTGCTGTTTTGCCAAATGTTTGGTTTTTTCCATAAACATTGAAAACAAATCAACAGAAATGCCCAATTGATTATATACATTGTCGGCAATAAAGTCGGTGCTGTGCGGAATTGACACTACATTGGTTGTATCTTTATCGGCCATGGCAATGGTATTTGCACACACTACGCGAATATTTGTTTCACGCGCTGTTGTTGCCATGCCTTTGTCATATGATGTTGCCAAAAGCACATATTTTGCCACTGGATCGCCGTTGATTACTTCAGCCACTTTGCCTGTTTCGGCTAATGCCCAAATGCGTTTGCCGCCTTTTAAGGACCCGGCTGTGTGCAATTTATAGCCTTGACGTTCGACCAATTTATTAAAAAAATCCAATACTTCGGACGGTTGCACAATTTTATATCTTTTGGATACCACGGACATTGGCGTATTATTGTCCGAACGATATAAAACGTGCTGCCCGTCAAATGAATGAGCAACGCCATTATCGTCAAAATAATGGACATTTTTGCGCTGAATTTCCCAATCAAGACCGGCGGCTTTGCGCCATGTTTCAACGTCTGCGCCTTCTTCCAATTTTTGACCGAGACCATGCCAAGGTGTTTCGCCTGTCCATGCAATTTCGACAAAACCATTTTCGCGGGTGGTAAGTTGATGTGCCATTTTTGTTTCCTCACTTTGAAAAAATTAAATAAATGTTATTGCATTTTAAAAACGATTTTATGCATCATTTCCAGTTGCTTTGGCTATTGCAATGCGAACGGCAGCCGCTTCATCACTGGTAAGCAATCGATTTGCATCCCATGCCGCCTGTACGCCTTGCAACGCAGCAAGCATATCGGGCGTGGCGGAAATTAATGTTGCAAGCGCGGCTTCTTCGGGGCGCAAACCTTCCGCAATATTGCACACCACCCCGCCATTGGGGCGTTTGATTGCGTACCCATAACCTTTATAGGTATATCCAATTGTCCAATTGCGTTCATCTGCAATGGTGTAATTGATTTGTTGAATTGGTTGCATAATTTCCTCACTTTGAATTAATAATCAAAAGCAACAAAAACTTTTTTATTTACTTTGATATAAATATTGCGGCAAATGTCGTTTACATCAGTGCAGCAATAAGAACGTGATGCACGATCATAATTGCCTTTAATGTAAATAATTTTTGAATCTGCTTTGCGTTTGATGTATTCGCCTTTGGCAGCATTTTTAATAAGCACTTGTTCCATAATTGACCTCACAATGAATGTTATTAATAAATAAACAAATAAAACAACTACATACATATAGTGACGCAAAATTGTGTTTAACTCAAGCAAATATTGCTTTATTTAATGTTTTTTTTGGATAATAATGCAATTTCCGCACATTTTATTACAAAAAAGGAAACAAAATATCATGAATTTGCCAAGAAAAGACACTAACGGCTATAAAATATTGCAAATTTTGCACAAAAACGGGGCTTTAAACATTGATGAATTGCTGAAGCATCTGGCTTTGGTAAGCGTCTGTCGGCGTAGTTGGGCAATGGAATCGCTGACTTCGCTTTTAAAAAAAAATCTTGTACGAATGCGGCATGACAAATATTATTTGTTTGAGGAAACAATTGCGCTGCTGAATGATGTGATGGAAATTCAATCAAAGTATGAACGAAAAAATATTGTTTCCGCACCGTATCACAATGTTTTTACGCCAGAATTGAGAAATTACAATTTATTTGCCAACAAGAGAGGATATTAAAAATGACGCTAGATGAATATTTGAATCAGCATGGCGCAGCAAAAAAACTGTCCGACAAAACTGGAATTTCGCCACCGGAAATTTCGCGTCTGCGTACTGGCAAAAAAAAGGTCACGTTTCAAAATGCTGCGCTAATTGAGTTTGGTACGGATGGCGCAATTAAGATGGAAACCATGCTGGAAGATCAGCATTTGCGTACAGTGGCCGGGTTTATTCGTGCCAATGTATCGTAGTAAGCGATTGCTGGATGCCGCTAGAGGGCAAGAATGCATGGTGCAAATTCCTAACATCTGCAACAACAATCCTGAAACGGTTGTCGCGGCACACAGCAATCAATTACGGCATGGCAAAGGCGGCGGTTTAAAAGCGCATGATTGTTATATTGCATGGGCTTGTTATGCCTGTCATGTCGAATTGGATCAGGGAAAAATGCGATACGAAAAAAAATGCGAGTATTGGCAAGCTGGATTTGAGCGCACATTGCTTCAAATGTTCTTGCAAGGAATTGTGAAAGTGGCATAATATTTTGCAAAGGCTAGCCTGATCCGCGAAAAGAGGATTCGTTACCCTCCTGCCTTTTGCTTTTTCTTGTAACGGCTGCCCAATAACGTAAGGGAATCATGCATTATTATCAATTTAATATTGGCGATTACGCTAGTCATACCCGGCATTTGTCTTTAATTGAAGATGCAATTTATAGACGTTTGCTTGACGTATATTATCTGCATGAACGTCCGTTAAACGCTGGTATAACGTCCGTTGCACGACAAATCAACGCAAAAGAATATGAAAACGAAGTAAAAATTATCCTTGAAGAATTTTTTCAATTAACCGAAAACGGTTGGATAAACTTTCGCGCAGACAAGGAAATCGAGCATTTTCATTCCAAAATTGAACAAGCGTCAAAAGCGGGTAAAGCATCTGCTGAAGCGAGATTGAACAGACGTTCAACGCCCGTTGCAACGGACGTTCAACCAACCAATAACCATAAACCAATAACTAATAACCATGAACCATTAACCAATGTAGAGCGCACTCGCGCAACGCGATTGCCTACAGACTGGACACCAACGCCAGAAATGATCGAATTTTGCAAAAATGAAAGACCAGAATTGCAAGTTAAAGCAGTTGCTGATAGTTTTCGGGATTATTGGGTTTCGGTTGCTGGCGCAAAAGGGCGAAAGGCGGATTGGCTGGCAACATGGCGAAATTGGGTACGCAATCAACGGGCCCAATCAGGCCAATTTAAACCTTACGAAAGCGCAAAAGATAAAAGCAGACGCGAATTGGCAGAAAAAATTTTCGGGAGCGTAAAAAATGAACAGCAAATTATCGACATCAATTGATCCAATTCCGCAAACATGGATTGATGCGTTATTCGCAAAAATGTTTATGATTTACGGAAATAAATTTGCCGAAATGTGGCGCGACATCGACATTGAAACAGTAAAGGCAACATGGGCGCAGAAATTGGGCAAGCTGTCTCGGGATGAAATTGCGCGAGGTGCAAATGCTTTGATGGCGCAGGAATGGCCGCCAACGCTGCCGCAATTCATTAAGCTGTGCAAACCGGCAATTGACGCTGTGGCGGCGTATTACCAAGCGGTGAACGGCGTAATTGCGCGTGAGCATGGCAACATTGGCGAATGGTCACATCCGGCTATTTTTTGGGCATCGGTAAAGATTGGCGCGTTTGATTTGAAGCATCAGACCTATTCCCAAATAAAAACTCGATGGGAATCGGCATTGTCGGAAGAAATGGCAAAAAACGCATGGTCTGCAATACCCGAACCAATGATTGCATTGCCAGCACTCGCACCGGCATCAAAGGAAGTGGCAGAACGATATATTGCAGAAACGCAAGTTATAAAGAATCAGGATTCGCAAGTCGATCACAAGCGATGGGCAAAATTGATTATGGAACGGCACAAATCTGGCGATAAAACTCTGACGCACATTCAAATCAGTTTTGCAAAGGAAGCATTATCGAATGCGCTGCATTGAATGCCGCTTTTTAGATTTGCGGAAAGATAAAACATTGTCAGAGCATGGATTTGGGCTTTGCACAATGACGCTTGCGACATTTTATTCATTAGATCGTGAGCATGATTGCCAGCATTACATTCGTGCGGAAAAGACAAAAATAGA